ACCTATCAGGGCCATTGTTCTAAGCGAATTGACAGGTTACTATACAATCGACAGTCGCGGCTGAAGTCGTCATTATTTCGTAACTTGCAGAATTTCCGGGCTGTACTGCAAGATCCGTATCAATGCTAACATACATCATGTTTGCGCCGACAGAAGAAGGCATAGCGGTTTGTCCACCTGCATTAAAGACAGCGTCGCCATCTCGCATCGCATTTCCCGTTATCTTTACGGCTCCGCAAAATTCTTCTACAGCGTCAACAGAGAATGAGACTGTTATATTTTTTATGGAACTTACGTTGGTTGGAACAGTAAAACTGCTCGATACCGTTGCCGCTCCGAGGCCGCTAAGGGATTCGAAAACCCCCGCTACCGTTGTGCTTTGTGTTGTGCTTCTTGTTATTGCTAGTGCCATTGTTTCTCCTTATGCACGTAGTTTTAATGGGCCTACGCTTCCCAATACCTTTGAACCGCCCATACTGGATAAAACCAGTTTGGCAGCAAGCGTCCCAACTCCAATTTTAATAAATTGTTGCTTGTTTGCTTTGAATGCTGCGCTCAGGGTGTTGAGTCCGCCTTGTATATCACCCTTAATCATTGATTGTGCTGCAGTACCCGCGTTAGCCGCATCGAGGAATGCTAAGCCTGCGCCAGTTTCTAATAGATTTATGCTAAAGGATCGCTTTCTGCGTGCCCTTCTTGGTTTTCGTCTTGCTACCATGGTGTCTCCAATGAGTGGGGAGGCCGTCGAAGGCTCCCGAACGGTAACATTTAGGATTTATTATATAAACTTTTGTGATGCTCGGTCTGATACTCTCCGCACTCATTACAATAATGCTTTCTCTTAAAATTATTCTGAATCCGTCCTCTTGAATCGGTGCATTCACAGGGCCACATCTTAGTATATTTGAACTGCTGGACTTCTTTTCTTACCAATTCCCGCACCCATTCGCTAAAAGAGATCTCTTTGTAGTAGCATATCCGCTTAGCTAATAGAAAGTAGTCATTCTTAGTAGGGAATTTTATCGCAACTTGTTTGAGTCCGCCCCCCCAATGTGGGTGTCTGCCTGAACTAATCCCGCCCATTTATGCACCTATTGTACATTGAACGGTTTTAACTTTAACATATAATTGAGGATGGCATATTTTACATAACATAAAATCTTTACCATTAAGATTAACTTTAAAATGATTCTCGTTTAATTCAAGACAATAACATTTACAAATCATTTATCATCCTCAAATGGGTACGGGACCTCATATTTTTTATGACATTCCTTACAATATGAAAGATGATATTCCTTTACCACTTCAATCATTGCTTTGTCACAACCTCGGCACTTACGCACCTTAAGATCACAAATCATTTATTACTATCCCTAATGGCTTTAGCCCATCGTCGCTCACGCTCTTTAATTGCATAAACATACTCTCTTTGGTAGTCAATACATTTTATGCAAGTCTTGAAACCTAACTTAGACATACAGTCACAGTCAGGTTCTAACAGTTCGTTCTTTGTATTATTCACTTGTCTCACCACCTGATACAAGACGAAACCCCTATTTAATATATACGGTATATACGGAAAATAAAAGATAAGGGACTTCCCAAAACACAAAAAGTATATACTTAATTCAAAATGGAGTCCGCCATACCTATTATTATTAGTATATACTAGTACAGTACTATACTATACTACTTTAACCCTAACTTCTTACTTTCTGGAGCCGTTGAGTCTACACTCTTTGGGCTATTTTGGGACACTAATGACCCTAAATTGCCTCTTTTCATGAGGTATTCGGCCACGAAGCCAAGGATTGGGTTATCCTTTGTCACTGCTTTTATTGTTGCTTGGCCTGTTGATTGGTCTAATTTTTTACTAGCCGCACCAAGAGAACCAAAAAAAGAAGATTGGAACGCTTCCAGTTTTTCATGCATTCGGTCATCAATCTCACTTACGATAGGATCCAAAGCCTCTAACAACATTTCGTCTGAGTCGGGACTTCTGATATATTCTACCCAAGCATCACGACTAAGGCCTGCAATAAAATGAGAGAGGAACCAATAAAAAAAGCTCCAGAAAGCGGCAAGTCCTATTAATTCGACGGCTGTAATTTCCATGTTTATAATACACGCAGTGCTTCTATTGCAGCTTGTCTTTCACGCCAAGCAGCAACGGCAGCAGGGTCTAAACCAAGTCCAGTATATTCAACCTCTCTAACGCCCGCTCCTGTCAATACTTCCCAACCAGTAGTTGAGGGGGGAGCCTCGGTAGTGAGACCTTCCGACTCCCCTAAAAGCTTCAATAATGTAATTACGGATCCTAAGTCTATGGAAACAACCCCTTTATTATATCTGTTAATTTAATTGATGGCGGCCTAAAAGGTTTCCCACTTGGTGTTGTAATAACTGGAGCCTGAATTTGTATATTAACAGTCTCACGTATTCCTTCTTTAACGTCATCACTTAATGCGCCTAATCTGCTTTCTATATCTGTAATAATATCCTCTGCTAATTTAACACCAAAAAATGCGGTAACCAAACCACCAACAACTAAAGGGGTATTTGGATTGTTAAACAGTGCTACAACGTCATCATGCCTACGTTTAGAGTTCACAGCCGCCTCTTGAAGAGGTGTAACCTTCTTGAGGGTGTAACCGTCAGGAATCAACGCATAGGGCATTAGATTAGCTCCGAGAGTATGTCACCAAGACCACATTGTAACAATGCATAAACAACCAATAATCTAACAACAACTTGTTCGAAGGATCTTTCGTCATCAAACCAACTTGCCCACGGTATCATTTAATACGCTTTGTAGCGTTTTGTAGTGCCTTATGCATCTCTAATAGTTTAGGCACTGACATAGGCACACTACTATTGGCATGCCCCATCTTATCTAATAAGAGATCATATGTTGCGTTTGTTAATGTACGCATCTTCTTTCTGACGTTTGTTATTGTTAGTTTCTTCTTAGGCATATACTCTCCCAGTAATAATAAAAGACATGTCTAACGCACCGCCGTTAGTAAATGCAATAACCTCAATGCGGGTTTCGGGTGGTATAAGGAATTTTACTTCGGATGGTAGTGGATTTTCTACTTGATCATCTGCATGTGCTTCTCTCCTGGTAAACCATACAGTCTCCTCATTCATAACGATTCTATAACCAAACTGGTTGTCTTGCGCTATATCTTCAGCATCATAAGCAGCAAACAGTTTGGCTATAACATAGGATTCTGAGGCACTTGTAAAATCAAAAGCGGTAGCATCCCCCCCACTAGGAGCAATAACTCCTGAGTTACCGTAAGCGTGTTCTCCTACATACTGCAGACTTTTGCTAGTCCCCGCCGGTGCTCCACCTCCGACTGGATTTCCCGCGCCACCTATCAGGGCCATTGTTCTAAGCGAATTGACAGGTTACTATACAATCGACAGTCGCGGCTGAAGTCGTCATTATTTCGTAACTTGCAGAATTTCCGGGCTGTACTGCAAGATCCGTATCAATGCTAACATACATCATGTTTG